GGCGGATTACAAGCTCAAGCTGAGAAACTAGAGTACTATTACGAAACCTTTAGTTTATGTTCACCTTGTCCAGTTTATAAAATGAATAAGGCAGAAGCAAGTTTTGTAAAATATGCTATTAATTCATTCTTATCTACAAAAGTAACATTCTTTAATCAGCTATACGATGCATGTAATCAATACGGTGATGTAAACTTTAATAAAATTATTAAAGCCGTAGGTGCTGACGATAGAGTAAGTATTTCCCATACTAAAGTTCCAGGATATGATGGTAAACAAGGTTATGGCGGAGCATGTTTTCCTAAAGATACTTTAGCATTTTCTAAGTTTAGCGATAAGCTGACTCTTTTGGCTAAAGCGATTGAGATTAATAATGAATATAGGTCACAATACGATAGGGACGATAGAGAAAAAGAGCAAAACATTCAATTTAACCATGTACAAAATGGTTAAAGTATGGTATAATAACACATTAATAGGAGAAAACTATGTTAACTGTAGGAAATAAATTCCCTGAATTCAATTTACAGGGTATTTCAAAAGATAACGAATTTATTAGTGTAGATGTAAGTAGCAGCTATGAACCTTTGAAAAAAGATTGGACTGTAGTTTATTTCTATCCTAAAGATTTTACATTCATTTGTCCAACCGAGATTGCGGCAATGGATGAATTAAACGGTGATGCAAATGTCATCGGAATCAGCGGTGATAATGAGTTCTGCAAATTAGCTTGGAAAAAAGAAAATGAGTTAATCGGAAGTATTCAGCATCCACTTGCAGCTGATTGTGGCTTAGGTTTAAGCCATGCACTAGGTATTGTTAATGAAGCAGAAGGCGTTTGCTATAGAGCAACCTTTATCATTGATAAAGACAGTGTTATCCAACACGTGTCAGTCAACGCACTCGATACTGGCAGAAATGCACAAGAAGTATTGAGAACACTAAAGGCACTTCAGGCTGGAGGACTAACTGGATGCAGTTGGGAACCAGGGGAGGATTTCGTTGCCTAAAGTAGATTTAACAGCACGGAAGAGACATCCAAGAGACAAAAGGCCAGTTAAGCCAATGCCTTTTGATGTCGCTTTAAGAAAATTTAAAAAACAATGTGAAAGAGCAGGTATTGTTCAAGAAGTTCGCGAAAGAGAATTTTATGAAAAACCAGCACAGAAGCGTAGAAGAAAGAAAAAAGAAGCCGTAGCAAGATGGCGTAAGACTGAAAGGCAAAATATGCCTGGTTCAAATAGGAGAAGAAAATAATGTCAGTAATGGATAAATTAAAAAAGAATAGTAGAATTAAAGAAACACAAATTCTACAAGATTCACATTTCTTTACAGAAAAGGATATGGTTACAACACCAGTTCCAATGGTCAATGTTGCTTTATCAGGCGATATTGATGGAGGATTATCATCAGGACTTACAGTTCTAGCTGGTCCAAGTAAACATTTTAAAACATCATTTGCCTTACTTATGGCAGCTGCTTATCTAAAAGAACATGATGATGCTGTATTATTATTTTACGATTCAGAGTTTGGTTCACCACAATCATACTTTGAAGCATTCGGTATTGATACATCTAGAGTTTTACATACTCCAATTACTGATGTTGAAGAACTCAAATTTGATATTGTAAACCAATTAGATAACATCGAACGTAAAGATAATGTTATTGTTGTTATCGATTCTATTGGTAACCTTGCTTCTAAGAAAGAATTGCAAGATGCTAAAGATGAAAAATCAGTTGCAGATATGTCAAGAGCTAAAGCACTTAAAGGCTTATTCAGAATGGTTACACCTTACTTAACTATGAAGAATATTCCATTGCTTGCTGTAAACCATACTTATCAAGAGATTGGTTTATTCCCTAAAGCAATTGTTTCAGGCGGAACGGGTATCTATTACTCAGCTGATAACATTTGGATTATTGGAAGACAACAGCAGAAAAAGTCAGGAGAAATCAAAGGCTATAACTTTGTGATTAATGTTGAGAAATCTAGGTTTGTAAAAGAAAAATCTAAGATTCCAGTATCAGTTACATGGGAAGGTGGTATTTCAGAATATGGCGGAATGCTCGATGTTGCCATGGCAGGTGGCTATGTTGTAAAACCAAATGTTGGTTGGTATGCTAGAGTTGATAGAGAAACTGGTGAAATTGTTGAACCAAAAGTTAGAGAAAAAGATACACTAACTGAAGAGTTTTGGAAACCAATTTTAGAAGGCACAGACTTTAAAGAGTTTGTTAGAACATACTATTCAATAGGTCATAAACCATTACTTGATGTAGAAATTGACCCAGACAACACTGTACAAGAGGACTAAAATAGTGTATAATGGTAGTATAGATTCTGGAACATTTACAATGGTCGAACATCCAGGTTCTGAGTTTTATGGAATTAAAATTCAAAAAGGAAAGTATGCAGATGTTATCGTAACTTATGGTGCAGTCTCAGTAAAAGAAGACCCAGCCAACGATACTGCAAAACTTTCCTTTAATTGGAACCTTACTGACCCAGGAGAATTTGAACCAGATGACTTATTAAAGAATGAAGAATTTCAACATTATTTAGGCGATTTACTACAATATATAATTACGGATTCATTAGAGAACAGAGAGGCAAAGATTGGAACTGCAGACACACATCCTAAATCAACTGATAAATAACGAGGACTTTTGCCGTAGGGTAATTCCTTATATTAAGAAAGATTATTTTGAAGGCACACATAAAATTGTCTTTGATATGATTACAAAGTTTGTTGCTAAACACAATAAACTACCAACATCTCAAGTTTTAGCTTTAGAGCTAGAAAAACAAAGTGCACATCCCGATACATTAAATCAAGCATCTACGCTTATTAATGAAATTGCACAAAAGTCAGATGTTGATACCGATTACTTAATTAACGAATCAGAAAAATGGTGTAGAGATAGAGCAGTTTATAATGCCATAATGGAATCAATCCAAATCATCGATGGTAAAGACCAAGACAGAAGTGAAGGTGCTATACCTGAAATACTATCAGAAGCTCTTGGTGTTTCATACGACCAAGATATTGGTCACGATTATATTGATAATTCAGATGGCCGATTTGAATTTTATAATAGAAAAGAAAATAGAATCTCTTTTGATTTAGATTACTTTAATAAAATTACAAAAGGCGGACTGCCAAATAAAACATTAAATATCGCCCTTGCTGGTACTGGTGTAGGTAAATCTTTGTTTATGTGTCATTGTGCCGCATCAGTACTAGAACAAGGCAAGAATGTTTTATATATTACAATGGAAATGGCCGAAGAGCGTATTGCTGAACGTATCGATGCTAACTTAATGGACTTACCAATCCAACAACTTGAGACTTTACCTAAAAACGTTTTTAACGAAAAGATAGGTAAAATTGCAAAAGGAACAATTGGTAAATTAATTGTAAAAGAATATCCAACTGGTGCAGCTCATACTGGCCACTTTCGTGCTTTACTGAACGAATTAAAGATGAAAAAGAACTTTCGTCCGAATATCATTTACATAGATTATTTGAATATTTGTGCATCTAGCCGTATGAAAGGCATGGGTGGAAGTATAAATAGTTATTCATACATCAAAGCCATAGCGGAAGAATTACGTGGCCTTGCTGTAGAGTTTGATGTACCTATTGTTTCGGCAACGCAAACAACCAGGTCAGGGTTTAGTAATACAGACCTTGGATTGGAAGATACATCAGAGTCATTTGGTTTACCAGCGACAGCTGATTTAATGTTCGCTTTGATATCAACTGAGGAACTAGATGAGCTAGGTCAAATGATGGTAAAACAATTAAAAAATCGTTATAACGACCCGACCAAGTACAAGAGATTTGTGATTGGTATAGACAGGTCCCGCATGAAATTATATGATGTTGAAGAGTCAGCTCAATCCGACATAATGACGGATATGATACCTGACAAACCAATAAATAAATTCGGGGAGTCTGAAAACAAAGACACCTTTGCGGATTTCAAAATATAGAGAGGAAAATATATGAATATGTTACTAAAAGCTAAAGATTGGGCAATGGACAGACTAGGAGAAAGAACATCTATTGATGGACTTGGACTAATCGCTGTTTGTGGTTCAGTAATCTTATTTGGCGGCTTAGCCAAACTACTCGCATGGGTAGGCCTATTATGGGGTGTTTACACCTTGGTTAAGAGTGACTAATTTTTATTATAGAAAAATAGCCTTTAACTAGGCTATTTTTTTGCAAGTTTTTTGAACAAAACACTGTACATTTCTATCAATACATGGTATAATTATTATATATTTTAAAAAGGAGTGAATAAAATGTCAAACGAAACAAATCAAATTATAATCGAAAGAATCGTAGAAGAGGTTGAGCAAATGTCAACTAGTGCGATATTAAGAGAAATAGATGGCGGAATGAGACCAGGAATGTGTGATTCTTGGGACGAAAGAGTTGCCCTAACTGATAGAGATTGGGCTATAGCAAAATTATCAAATAAGAGGTTCGAAGAGTGGCCTCAAGGTTCTTAAGAAAATGTACAGGAAACACTGTACATTTACTTTTGATTATGGTATAATTAATAATAATAAAAGGAGTAAATAATGGATTATTATAAAGAATTTGGATTACCACAGAATGCGACCGAAGACCAAATTAGGTCAGCTGTTGGTGCACCATCAATTGACGAAGAAGGCACATGCATGTGCGGAAAACATTTTAACAACTGCCCGGATGCATACGAGCACATGACACATGGAGTATAACATGAGAACAGATGCTTATATAATGACTGCTTTTACAGAATGTGCTGGAAGTATGTTAGAAATTGAAACTATCAGAACAGCAGTTAAGTCAATTAATAAACTTAATAAACTAAAAGAAAGATATGCAAAGAGCTCTTTTGAACATGGGTATTCAGTAAAAGAACCACAAAAACTACCAAGGTATAGAGTAACTCTACACGG